CGCTTGCTTAAGAACAAGATCCCTGCACAAAACTTGTGGTATACCAAAGCCGCGACTAATCGCCTGATCTTTGATGAAATGCAGGACATGATTGCACCTGGATACCGTGAAAAATTATTGCGTAAAGCCGAACGTCAGCACGACCGGACGCGCTTCTGGGGTGATGATGTAGGTGATATTCAGATGCCTGATTTTGAACGTGTCGTGCAGTAAGTAGGACACCCAACAAAGCTGCTTTAGATCCTCTGTATATATGGCTTATATACGGGGGATTTTTTATGCGTGATGACCAGGTAGAACGAATCAAATTACTTTCTGAAGAAATTGCAGATGACATGGTGACAACTGCCGAAGCTGCAATTGATACGGATATATCAACAAAAGTTGGTCGTGGGGATAAAGCCTTTTTATATGGCATCGTAAAAAATCAGGCTGGCGTTATGGCGACCCTGCAACGTGTGCTTGATGTGAAGTCCGGCAAAGTTCCACCAATTAGCGCAACAGCAGCCACTCAGGAGAAATACGAACAGAGTCTGATTAAGAAAGCCGAAGAAGCAGCCGCAAAACTTAAACAACGCCTTAGCTAATGACTAAACCTAAGATTTCATTCTTAGCGTTCTTTCTGCTTTGGGCTGAGCTGCAAGGCTGGAAGGTTCCGCTATTCCATGTACAGGTCTGTATTTTCCTTGAAGAATTTTATCTCAAAGGCCGTACAGGCTTGCTTATGCTGCCGCGTGGGCATTCCAAGTCCAGTATTCTGGACGTGTTTAACGCCTGGGTGATTTATTGCTGGCCAAGTACGCAGATCCTACATCAAGGCACGACGGATTCAGATGCATACAAGTGTTCCAAAGGTACACGTGATGTGCTGGAACGGCATCCACTTTGCCAGGGTAATCATAATGTTGGTATCCGTCAGGGCGAGATTGAACGCTGGTTCGTAAATGGTACGCCTGATGTGCGCTACGGTACCATGCTGGCCAAAGGGATTCTTTCTGGGGTAACAGGTCACCGTGCGCACTTCATCCAGAATGATGACGTTGAGACACCACAGACCACCGCCAATCCTGAACAGCGCGAAAAGCTGCCGAAGAAACTATCCGAACAGACGCACATTGCCATACCAGGTGCAAAAAAGCTTTGGATCGGCACACCGCACACCCATGATTCCCTCTATGAAAAGATCAAAAAGCAAAGGAAGCTGGATAAATTAATCCTCAAGATGTTTGAGCATGAAAAGCGTTTTGAGGATACGCAGAAAGGCCAAAAGGTATTACTTGATTTTGCACCGGTGCATGCCTTTTCTGGTATCGGTACCGGATCAAAATACTTGCATAAGGGTGAGCATTACACCTGCCGCAAATTAAAAAACGTCTGGGAAATTACATTCCTTGAGTCTAACTATGTGGTGGATTTCTATTCTGAAGGGCTATGGGAAGAACGCTTCACGCCTGAAGAAATGGAATTCCGTCGTGAAGAATGTAAAACCCTGAATGAATGGGATTCACAGTATCAGATGCACGCCAAGCCAATTGGTGATGTGCGCTTAGATCCAGACAAGATTCTGGCTTATGACTGTGAGCCGGTGCTAAAACGCGCCAATGGTGAATACTTCATGATGCTCGGTGAGCGCCGTATTGTTGGCATGTCATGTAAGTGGGATCCATCCAGCGGCAAACTTAAATCTGACGTTTCATCAACTGCATTATTCCTGCATGACGATCTGGGGAACAAGTACTGGCATAGATCCATTGCTTTAACTGGCCCAGACATTATCACTAATGAAGATGGTGAAATTATTGGCGGCCAAGTATGGCAGCTTTGCGATCTGGTCGAGCAGTTCCATGTTCCTAAAATCGTAATTGAAACCAACGGCATTGGTGGCTTCGCTGGTACATCGCTGAAAGCAGCATTGAAGAAGCGTAAACTGCGCTGTGGTGTGGAAGAGCGTCATGCATCACAGAATAAAAATAAACGCATTCTTGAAAGTCTGGAAGGGCCGTTGATGTCCGGTCTGCTCTGGGCGCATATCTCTGTGCTTGTGGTGAGAAATCCAGATGGTACCGAAGAAGATGCACCAGCAGCTAAACAGATGCGTGAATGGAATCCAGCCGTTGCCAATCAGCCGGACGATTATATGGACTCGGCAGCAGGCGCAATCGTAGACCAGCCGGAACGAGTAGGAAAAATACACAGAACTAATGAAGTCAATGAAGGTCCTAATTGGAGAGGGAATAGTGGCGTAGTTGAAGCCACTCTAGACTTTGAGAATTAGGGGGCATTATGTCTGTACCTGAACAAGTTCCGTATAAGGAATACCGGGCAACTGGATCAAGCAATACATTTGAAATCACTTTCTATTTGCCAGACCCAAAAGATCTGGTTGTGATGGTGAATAAAGAAATTCCACCAGTAGGTGCATATAGCATCGTTGGGGATTCTGTGGTTTTTGGAGTAGCTCCAAACGAAGGTGATCTGGTTGAATTAACCCGTGATACTCAGCTGGACCGTGAGACTAACTTTAAAAGTTACGATAATTCATTCCGACCAGAAACAATTAACTTTGACCTGGATAAAATCTGGCTGGTACTACAAGAATCTAATCTTGTAGATGCAAAAATTCTCGCACGTCTGAAGCAAGAAATTGAATGGCGCCGGACTCATGATTTTAATTATGACGAATTGGCACAGGTGCGCGAAAAGCAGCTATTTGATGCACTGAAAGGCTATACCGATACACTAAATGCAGCAACCAAACCAGGTGTATTCCAGGGCGTAATTGCTGGTGTGGTCTTTGCCCAAGATGGCAAAAGTATTCAGACACATCTCGAAGAAATTCTAGAATCTTTAGCGCAAGAGCGGGAGAATATTGATTCAAAAGCCGATCAAACTTATGTGGAAGAACAGCTTGATTTAAAAGCACCTCAAGAAACCACTTATACAAAAATTGAGGTTGATGCTGCTTTAGCTCTAAAAGCACCCCAATCAAGCACATACACAAAAGCCGAAGTGGATACAGTTTTTGCAGCATATGTTGGTGGGCGTAAAGGATTCACAACACTAGCCCTTGCAGTTGCTGCGCAGTCAACATTACCAGTAAACACCGTTGTCGACGTAACGAATGACCCAACACCAGCAAACAACGGCACATACCAGTGGGACGGCACATCGCTAACAAAGAGTGATTATGATCCATTGACGCAGGCTAAAAACTACACAGATATAAATTTCCCTAAAAACCGTGACGATATTATAACAGGTACCGACATTGTTTCTTTGCAGCAGGTAGGCGAATACTTAGTACCACCATCAATTGAGCTAATTAACGCACCAACTGGACGTACATCTTCGCGTGAAGCCGTGTTGTCTGTATCTGGTATTGGAACGGGAAATCGCTACCGCAAGCAAGAATATAGCGAATCAGTTACAGGCAAACGATGGTTCCAAATTATTGACACGTTTAACAATATAGTACGTAGAGCTTGGTCGGAAGTTGGTCTGTCAGCACAAGAGCCTATTGCAAAATCACTATCCTGGCGAACCGAATGTCGTGTAGTTGCATCAAGAACTGGTGCATATACCGAAGAAGTCACAACGGCTGGGCTACTCAAAGGCTTGAATCAAGGTGAAATTATTTATGAATCAACAACTCATAAAGTACATTTACCTAATGGCCTAACTGTTATAGATACCGCTGGTACTTCCTACGTTACAACATCTGCGCAATCGGTTGGAACAACTGAAACGGATTTTGGTACACATAACTTATTTTACTTATTCTTAAGTCGCTCCACTCTACTGTTTTCTCTTATTTCGTATCGAGTAGCGTTAACTGACGCACAAAAGCAAGATTTAATTTTATGTGCCACAATTCGTCATGATGCTTATCGCTTAAGCATTACTGCTGATGCACTGTTTCGCATTGACTATGCTCAATACGGTGAAATTATCAGTAAGTATTACGCAGACGTCTATGGTGCTGCGGATCGAGGTTATGGAAACCTTCCAAACTACAATACAACCTTACATCAACTTGAGCTTAAAAAAGGCACACTAATCAAGTTTGGGAATATTAATTATTCTCTGCCTGCTGATGTTGTAATTCCAACGAATGATCCATCTGAAACAAGCTCTGTAATTATTGTTTACTTTGATTTAGTAAGCTCAAGTTTTATTGTTAAAAAATACAATACTTCATTGACTATTAATGAAAGATTCCGCTTAGTTAAAGTGGCAATTATTCGTGATTCAGCATACAACGGAAACAGTGCAGCAGGTCGTGACGTACTTTCTATGAATATCAACTGTCAATTCACGGTTGACGGGATTGACAGTTACGCACCTCAAGAGCCTATTCCTTATCGATCTATGGTTCGCTTTGTAAATGTCGATGATACTGTACGCAGTGTAAACCACGGTGGTTATGGTTCAGTAGCACCAACCAATAGTCTTGAAGGTTACACAGCATCCAAAGCAGCAGGATTCCGATACGTTGAGTGTGATGTGAAGTTCACAAGTGATGGTGTGCCGATCTTAATGCACGATGAAACAGTAGATCGTACAACAAATGGAACAGGTGCAGTTCGTAGTATGACGCTTGCACAAATCAAGGAATTAAGAATTGATACACATTCTTCTACTTATCCTGATTGTCGAGTCCCGACTTTAGAGGAGTTTTTAAGGCACTGTCACAAACTAAATTTGCATCCATATATCGAATGGTCAGAAGTTAATTCACCGCCAACCGATGCTGATGCTTCTTTAATCGCTCAGATTATTCGTAGAACAGGCATGGATGGCAAAGTTTCATTGATTTCGATGCGTACAAATAAACTAGCTGCGGTCTGTAAATTCATGCCTCATTTACGCTGTGGCTTTACGTCATCAAGTGAACCCACTGTTGCTCGTTTGACTGCTGTGATCAATGAGATCAACGTAGGCAGCAAAGGTCAAAATGAAATATTCTACAACTGTTCTGTAGAAACATTGACGCAAGAGTATGTCAATAACTGTCATGATGCAGGAATTGGTTGTGAAACTTGGGTGATCAATACTCCATCAATTGTTAAGGAAGTTGCATCATGGGGTGTGACAGGAATTTCAACTGATAGTTTAAATATTAGAGCAATTTTAGATGAATAGTAGAAGCGTATAAACAGGAGCAATTGCTGTTTGATAACACAGAAATCACTAATGCTGTGAAAGTTGTTTAACGCACAACAAACCACAACCAACCCTGATCTTTAATTAGATCAGGGTTTTTTAATGTCAAAAATAATTGGGGGCGGCATGTCCGATCAGAAAGCAGCAGTAATGGAAATGGCAGCGACTGTCTCGTCCGCTGCATCAAAAACAACGTATGCAGGGGCCGCTTCTGGTTTTGTGGCATGGCTTGCGTCAATCGACGTTCTAGCTTGGCTGGGTATCACGATTGCTTTAGGTGGCTTCGCAGTGAACTGGTACTACAAGCGACTGGAAAATAAGCGAGCCGATGAGATCCACAAACTAAAAGTAGAGCAATGGGAGAAATATTACGATGTCAAGCAAGACTAAATACTATGTGATTGGTTCTTCTCTGGTGCTTGCTGCCGGGATGTGGATCACTGGTCCAAGCGAAGAGCAAGTGCAGGCCACAGCGCAAAAAGAAGGCTATACACCCAAGCCGGTCATTCCGGTCAAAGGCGATGTACCGACCATTGGCCATGGTACAACGGTTTATCCAAATGGCATCAAGGTCAAGATGACAGATCCAGCGATTGACCGCAAACAGGCGTTTGAATATCTCAAATTGCACATGGATAAAGATGCACAGCGGTTTAATAAAACCGTTCTGAATATTCCAATCTCACAGCCTGAATATGATCTCTATCTTGATTTCACTTATCAGTACGGCACAGGTGCTTGGTCTGGATCTTCCATGCTTCGTCACTTGAAAGCGCGTGATTATGTCCAGGCATGCAAGTCACTCTTGAAATGGAAGTATGTCGCAAAGCGTGACTGTTCCATTCGTTCCAATAACTGCTATGGGGTCTGGACTCGCCAGCTGGAACGCTACAACAAATGCATGGAGGTGAATTGATGTCAGCATTCATTGCAAAGTTCTACCAGGTGATTATCTGCATTCTCTTATTTCTATTGTTGAGCGCCGTAGCGATTGGTGGGGTGCAAACCTTTCGCTTGGCCAAAGCGCAAAACAAAGTACTGAATGCTGAAATCACGTGTCAGGACAAAATCGATAAAAAATTAAAACCGTATCTTGATGCTGAAAAAGAAGCTCAGGAAAAAGCCAATCAAGCGGGTGAGCAGTATGAAGAATCAAAAGAAGTTGAGCGCGTTAAAACCGAAACAATTACACGTGAAGTGCAAAAGATCATTGAACGTCCTGTTTATATCCACACTAATTGCTTTGATGACGATGGGGTGTCAGCAGTCAACACCGCTGGTAATACCAGCAAACCTTAA